GAGGTCGTGGATATGTGGAACCAGATGACCAAGGAACAGCGACTGCTCCGCGCCATTCTGCTGGATGATCACGGCCCGAACGATGAAGACCCGTGCGAGTGGCACGGCGACGGCACCAGAGCCGAGGACGAGGACTGGGAGGACGAATAAATGGCGGTGTGCGCGGTAACACGCCACGCCGAACACCGAACCCGTGAGCGCGTCGGCATCCCGAAAAAGGCTGTCCGACGCGCCGCAGCCAAGGCGCTCACCAACGGTATCAAGCGCACGGAAACAGAGGGCGGTTTGAGACGATACCTCGACTGGCTGTACTGGCGCGGCAACGGCGGGGCAGACAACATAGTGGTCTATGGCGACAAGGTGTACCTGTTCAACCACGACACGCTGATAACGGTACTGAACGTACCCACCGCCCACGCTAAACAGGTGGCGCGGCTTATGAAGAAGCGGAGGAAACACGATGAGCTGTAATGATGGATATTGCGAGGTCGAGGAAAAGAAGCCCACGCCATGCTGCGGCGTTGAACCAATGAAGAAAATCAACCTCCTGTCAACTTGGATTCGCTGCCCGAAGTGCGGCAGATGTGTGGTGGGTGACACATACATGGAGGCGAGGCGGGAATGGAACAGGACATTAAAAGATTCCTGCGGCGACTGAAAGACCAAGGGCTGACCCGCCAGCAGATTAAAACTCTGCGGGGGCAAGCACTGGCGGGGGACATCGACGGAGCGATCAAAGGACTGGAACGCATACTGGGACGGAAGGAGTAAACAATGCCGAGACGAGAGAATCTGGATGAATGGGGCATAAGCTGGGAACGATACCGGGAACTGGTCATGTTTTGCTTGCAGTACAACCAGAAAAAGCGGGATGCGGCTGCGCTGCTGACGTTGAAATTATCTACGCCGCCGCCAGCAATTTATCACAGGAACGGCAGGGAGTACGGTACATTCCTGCCACATGGATATGGCGGCGTAAGTGACCCGGTTGCAATTACGGCAGCCAAACGTGATAAGCTGTTAAGGGATGTGCGCATGATTGAGCAGGCAGCAATGGCAGCGGTAGAGGATGAAGGGGAGCGCGCACTCTATCCCTATCTGTTGAAAGCAGTAATCACCCGGGCAGGGGTACAGGGTTTATATGCTGACCCGGATAAGAAGCCCCCCAAAGGCGAGCGTCAATTCAAGAAGCTGCGCAGGAAGTTTTTCTGGATTCTGTCGGAAATGAAAGATGGGTTTATTGAGCCGATACCGTGATTTGGGAACGCAAAGGTACAAAAAAATGGTGTATAATAAAAACTGACCGATTAGGTCAGAAAAAATGCGCGACGAGATTGCAACTCGTTAGGGGTGGTTTCCGACCCTCCACCCCTTATCGCGCATGTAGAATAAAAGGGCGGAGAAAAGGGGTCGGGCTATGAGTTTTACTGACGCGATTGTTGATAACGTGAGGTTCAAAAGGGGCGGGCCTGGAAACGACTGGTATTATCCGCTGTGCCATAAGTGCGGCGTAGAAGTCCCAGTTTGGAGGTATGAAAGCGGCAAGAAATATACTTGTAAGAAGTGTAAGTTTGAAGAACGTATGATTGCTGCGGACATCAAGAAAGAGGAAGACCACAAAACCCGCACAGCGAAACTTGAAAAGGTTATTAGCAGAATAAAAGCAAATGGCACTTTTACAAAATATGAAAGCGCGATTTCTACTGCAAGACAAATGATAGATGATGGTGGCCATGTTTTTGACAGCACAGAAGAAATAGAGGTTGCCATAATATTGTTACAGCAGGGTATAAAGTTCAGGCATCAAGTACGCTTTGGAAAAAGGTATGTTGCGGACTTTGTGCTGGATGAAATGAAGGTCGTGCTTGAAGTAGATGGTGATATTTTCCACGGCGAAAGCACAATGGCAAAGCAGAAAATCAGAGATGATTTGATTGTTGCCGCGCTCGGCCCGGAATGGGAAATCATAAGGATAAAGACATCTACCCTCAATCAGAATATGGCTAAATTGCCAAAGGCGCTCAAAGCTGTCCTTAAAAAGCGCGAAATGTATCGCCGCATAAATAAGGGACAACTGCCAGAGTGGTATAACGATGAGGGTTGATATATGTGGACGGTAGATGAATAGTCCCGTCCACAGGTTGTGCTACCCGGTCACTGCCGCGAGTGATCGGGAGCGGGATAAATAAAGAGCGCGGGGCTTCGAGTTTTCACCCGCGCCGCCTCCTTTCACGTTGGTGGGGACGGAACTGGCAATAGAAAAACGCGCGGAGCCGGGGCGCGTAATCCCCGGATTCATGCAGCTTTGGGTGAGTTGGTGAAACCGACGGATTGCTAATCCGTTGTCCCACGGGACATGAAGGTTCGAATCCTTCAAGCTGCGCCAATGCGCCATAATAAACTGCCATACAAGCCACGCGGTATGGTAGGGCGCGAAGCCGGGGAAACCCGGCAATATGCAGAGTTGGTCGAGCGGCTTATGACGGCGGTCTTGAAAACCGTTGGTGGAAACACACGTGGGTTCAAATCCTACACTCTGCGCCATGAACCGGATGGGGCTGCCATTTGGGTTCACTCCTTTCAAGGCTATAAGCCGAACCGCATCTGTCCCCGTTGGCTTACAGGATTCACAACGGCGATGGATGGGTGCCCACCTCTCGAAGCGTTCCACGCCAGAGCAAAGGTGGGCTGTATGCTGTCGTAGTTCAGCCAGTAGAACGCCAACCTCGTAAGTTGGAAGTCAATGGTGCAAATCCATTCGGCAGCTCCAGCGGCCCGGTCGCGCCGGGATGATGTCAGCGGAAGCGGAACCCCTGACAGAGAATGACAATGCCCATGGTTTAAGGTCGTGCGCGACACGCCAACCATGGGAACCGCACACGCCGCAGTCGCCCAGTTGGCTGGGAGGCGGTTCTGTAAACCGAGTGACGCTGGTTCGAATCCAGCCTGCGGCTCCACGGCTGGTGAAACGCCGAATGGCGCGTAGCTGGCTGCTTGGTTCCCCGGTTTCTTCCGAATGAAAAGCCGGGATAAGAGCCTGTCACGCTTAGCCCAGGATCATCTGGTGATGCGAACCACGGCAGGACATTTATAGCTCATCTGTCACGCGCAGAAGGAGCGGAGGTAGTCGGTGTGTTTGACGCACCGACTGCTGTTTTTTGCTTTAGGAGGCAACCATGGAAGAACTGAAAATCGTCTACCTCCCGCCGGGAGACCTCACGCCTTACGAGAAGAACGCGAAGAAACACGCCAGCGCGGACATTGAAGCCATCAAGGCCAGCATAAGGGAGCTGGGGGGGTTCAATGATCCCATCGGCATCTGGGGCGACCGCAACATCATTGTGGAGGGCCACGGACGCCAGATCGCCGCCCTGGAACTGGGGCTGGAAAAGGTGCCCTGTATACGGCTCGACCACCTGACCGATGAACAGCGACGCGCCTATGCCCTCGCCCACAACAAGACGCAGGAACTCGCCGACTATGACTTCTCCATCCTTGGCGAAGAACTGGCAGAATTGGAGCTGGACTTCGATATGTCAGATTTCGGCTTCGATAGCGTCATCGAGGATATTACCCCATCCAGTAAAGATGAATCTGAGCCGGGTGAAGGAGCGACAGAATACAGCGAGGAGGACTTCGGCGATGAGCAATTCCAATGTGAATGCCCCCGCTGTGGATTCAAGTTCAATCCATAAGTTTCCCTGGAAGTGGTATCTGAAAGACCTCGCAAGGGTTCCGAAGAATGGTCTGACCGTGTTCTCCTGCTTCTCGTGTGGTGGCGGTTCCTCAATGGGGTACAAGCTGGCTGGGTACGATGTAATCGGCAATGTCGAGATTGACCCCAAGGTGAACAAGGTCTATCAGGAAAACAACCATCCCCGGTATTCATACATGATGGATGTTCGGAAATTCTTAGAAATTCCGAATGAAGAGCTGCCAAAAGAGCTATTCCATCTGGATATCCTTGATGGCTCGCCGCCATGCACTGTATTCAGCAGTGCCGGGCTTCGGGAGAAGGTATGGGGGAAGGAAAAGACATTTAGGGAAGGACAAGCCAAACAACGCTTGGATGACCTGTTTATATATTTCATCCAGATTGCCCAGAAGCTCCAACCAAGAGTAGTGGTTGCAGAGAATGTGTCCGGGCTTATCAAGGGTAATGCCAAGGGCTATGTGAATGAAATATTCAAAGCCTTTGATATGGCTGGCTACAAGACCCAGCTTTTTCTTTTGGATGCCAGATACATGGGTGTCCCACAAAAGCGCCAAAGGACAGTATTTGTGGCCCAGAGGAAAGACCAGCGGTTTCCGAAGCTGACCCTCTCATTCCAAGAGCCGCCCATTCTGTTCGGTGAAGTCAGAAGTGAACATGGCGAGCCGATAAACCCCAAAAGCCGTGTAGCTCAGCTGATTAAGCTCCGCAAGCCAACCGATTATGCCTTGGACTCAATCTACATGCGGGTATACGGGAAAAGGTCAATGTGGAATGAAAGGCTCAGCCATGACGATGAAGTGGCGTACACCCTGACGACATTGGATACCGCCCACAGAATGTGTGACGGGGAGAACTTTTCCAAGCATGACCTGTTGGCTGTTTCCACATTTCCACAGGATTATGATTTTGGAGACCAGAAGGTGAAGTACATCATTGGAATGAGCGTCCCGCCAGTAATGATGGCACAGATTGCCAGCGAGATAAACCGCCAGTGGTTCAATCGGGAGGAATAATGAACATCATAATGAAACCCACGGCTGAGCTAATCCCTTATGCTCAAAATGCCAAGGTTCATGATAAAAAGCAAGTCGCCAATGTCGCCAACTCAATAAAGAGATTTGGATGGCAACAGCCCATTGTTATCGACGATAACGGTGTGGTCGTTATTGGCCACTGTCGGCTCATGGCTGCCAAGAAGCTCAAAATGAAAGAAGTGCCTGTCACGATCGCCAGTGGCTTGACGGATGAGGAAATCCGCGAGCTGCGCCTTGCTGATAACAAGACCAATGAGAGCGATTGGGACTTCGGTCTGTTGGCAGAGGACACACAAGACCTGGAATTTGAGGGCTTTGATTTCGACTGGGGGCTGCCTGGTGAGGAATTGGAGCCGGATGAAATTGTCGAGGACGATTACGATGAGGAACTGCCCGAGGAGCCAATCTCCAAGCAAGGAGACATCTGGCAGCTGGGCAGACATCGCCTGATGTGCGGCGACAGCACCCAGCCGGATGACATCGACAAGCTGATGGCCGGGGAGAAAGCCGACCTTCTGCTCACTGACCCGCCTTACAACGTGGCATATGAGGGCGGTACTGGAATGACCATCCAAAACGATGATATGGAGGATGCGGAGTTTCGGCAGTTCCTCCGGGAAGCGTTCAAGTGTGCCGACCATGCTATGAAGCCTGGGGCGGCATTTTATATATGGCACGCTGATTCCGAGGGGTACAACTTCCGGGGAGCCTGTCACGACATCGGCTGGCAAGTCAGGCAATGCCTGATCTGGAACAAGAACAGCCTGGTGCTCGGTCGGCAGGACTACCAGTGGAAGCATGAGCCTTGCCTTTACGGTTGGAAGGACGGCGCTTCCCACAACTGGAACAACGATAGAAAGCAAACAACTGTTCTGGACTTCGACAGGCCGAAGAAGAACGACATCCATCCGACCATGAAGCCCATCGCGCTGTTCGAGTACCAGATTCACAACAGCTGCCCTGACGGCGGTATTGTGCTGGACAGCTTTGCCGGAAGCGGAACAACCATCATGGCTTGCGAACAGGATGGGCGAATCGCCTACTGCATGGAACTCGACCCCAAGTATGTGGATGCCATCATAAACAGGTGGGAGAAGTTCACCGGGGAAAAGGCCGTGCTGCTCAACGGCGATTGAAAGCAAATTAGGAGGCAAACACAATGAGCGGGAACAGACCTGTCTCGCCCAGAAACGGAGTACCACTTCCCGAAGGGCGGCGATTCACAGCGGGGGAAGTAGCGCGGAAGAACGGCAGCAAGGGCGGGAAACGCGCCGCACAGGTTAAACGTCAGCGCAAAACTCTGCGCCAGGAACTCGAAATGCTGCTGACGGAGGAAATCCACGACAAGAACGGCAAGGCCATGAACACCCAGAAAGCCCTGGGCACTTCTTTGATTAAGGCGGCGCTCAACGGCGATGTGAGGGCGTTCATAGCCATCCGTGACACTATCGGTGAGAAGCCAGTGGAAAAGGTCGATGTTCAAGCAGCAGACTTCACAGCTTTGGAAGCGGCATACAAGGCGATGAAGGGCGAATGACATACCAACAGATGGCCACCGAGCTGCTCAAGCACCCGGCGGCACTCGGTCGGGCTTTAGGCTATGAGGATTTCCGGGACGATTTGCACGGCAAGTGGATAACAGACATCGTGACCCGCGATGATGACATGACCCTACAGGCGCACCGTGGCTCCTTCAAGACCACGTGCCTGTGTGTGGCGATTGCCATGATGATGGTGTTCGAGCGGGAAAAGAACATGATCTTCCTCCGCAAGACCGACAGCGACGTGATGGAGGTCATAAAGAACATACAGCGCATCATGGCGTCCGATGTGTTCCAGGCCATCTACAAGGCGCTGACCGGGGAGCGGTTGGAGATCATACGCTCCACTGGCTCGGAGCTGACCACCAGCGCATACGTCGCGCCCAGGGGCGCAGCGCAGCTGCTCGGAATTGGTATCGGCGGCAGCCTGACGGGCAAACACGCAGACATCATCATCACCGACGATATTGTCAACCTCAAAGACCGCACAAGCCACGCAGAGCGGGAGCGCACCAAGGCTGTGTACCAGGAGCTGCAGAACGTCCGCAACCCTGGAGGCAGAATCATCAACACGGGAACGCCCTGGCATAAAGAGGACGCATTCTCGCTGATGCCGGAGCCGGAAACCTACGACTGCTACACCACGGGGATGCTTACCAAGGCCCAGATCGAGAAGCTGCGCCAGAGTATGTCCCCTTCCCTGTTCGCGGCGAACTACGAGTTGCGCCACATCGCCCAGGAGAACGCCCTGTTCATAACCCCGCCAGTGTTCACCGATGACAAGACGCTGCTGCGGGACGGCATCGCTCACATCGACGCTGCATATGGCGGCGAGGATTATACCGCGTTCACTTGTGGCAAGCGCGTAGGCGACATTTTGTATCTCTACGGGCAGATGTGGCATGGGCACGTGGACACGGTGCTGGACAGGATAATCGCAGACTGCCAGCGGCTCCAATGTGGGCCGATCATGTGTGAGAGCAACGCTGACAAGAACTTCCTCGCCAAGGAGATCATTCGGAAGGGCTACAAGGCCAGACCGTACACGGAGCACGAAAACAAGTACCTCAAAATCGCGGAATACCTCCGCAAATGGTGGGGGAATATCGTGTGGCTGGACGGCACCGACCGCGAATACCTGGCCCAGATTATGGATTACACCGAGGACGCCGAACACGATGACGCGCCGGACAGTGCGGCTTGTGTATGCCGATGGTTTGACAGGCGCAAAGGCACGGAGTATGTGTCCCCGTTTGGAGGGTAGAGTATGCTACTGACATTTCAAGATTTCCAGACCGCCGTGGAGAAGGGCAAGCAGCTCACCTTCATCCGTGACGCGATCGAGAACCATCGCAATTCTGACGAGTTCAAGATCGCGGAGATGGCCGATGAGTACGATGCCCAGCGGAACACCACGATCAACGATATGGTGCGGAAAATATACAGCCTGACGGGCAAGGCCATGGAGGACTTCACCGCCAGCAATAACCGCATCGCGTCAAACTTCTTCCGGCGGCTGATTACTCAGAGGTGCACCTACTCCCTGGGCAACGGGCTGACGTTCGACACCGATGGCGTGAAGGAAAAGCTGGGTGACAAGTTCGATACCGACTTGTTTCAGATCGCTTATAACGCCCTCAAACATCGTGTGTGTTTCGGATTCTGGAATGTGGACAGGCTGCATAACTTCCCGCTGACGGAGTTTGTGCCGCTGTTCGATGAAACAGACGGAACGCTCCGGGCCGGGATTCGGTTCTGGTCGCTGGACTGGAAGCAAAAGCCCGTGTATGCCGTGCTCTATGAGGAAGACGGCTACACCAAGTATAAAAGCAAGGGCAAGAGCGGACTGGCGATGGAAGAACTGGAACCCAAGAGGGCCTACCGCCAGACGATCGCGCATACGGACGCTGGCGGGGATGAAGTCATCGGCGAGGAAAACTACGGCTCCCTTCCCATCGTACCGCTGTGGGGCAACAAGGCCCACCAGAGCGTCCTCGTGGGCATGAGGGCGGCCATCGACAGCTACGACATCATCCAGTCAGGCTTTGCAAACGACATGACCGACTGTGCCGAGGTCTACTGGCTGATCGGAAACGCCATGGGCATGGAGGACGAAGATGTCCAGCGGTTCATGGACAGGCTGCGCTTGACCCACGTTGCCGTAGCCGATACCGATAACAGCAGCATCACACCCTACACGCAGGAGCCGCCCTACAATGCCCGTGAAGCGTATCTCAACCGCATCGAGTACAGCCTGTATCGGGATTTTGGAGCACTCAATACCAAGGACATCAGCGCCGGGAATGTGACCGCCACGCAGATCAAGGCTGCGTACCAGGCGCAGGACGAAGAAGCTGACGCATTCGAGTATCAGGTCATTGATTTTGTCCAGCACATTCTCGCCCTGCAGAATATCCAGGCGGTGCCGACCTTCAAGCGCAACCGCATCGCCAATCAGGCCGAGGAAGTCAACATGATTATGTCAGCTTCTTCTTACCTCGACACCCAGACCGTACTCGAAAAGCTGCCGATCACCACGCCGGACGAAGTGCCGGAGATTATGGCACGGCTTGATGCGGAGGGCAGCGAACGCCTGGAAGCACCGTCAGACGGTCAGAATAACCCCATAGACAGAGAGGAACAAGCGGGGGTATAACCCATGCCCGATATCGGAGAAAAGGCCACAGAGCGCGAATACAAGCGTCTACGAGCAAAGATAAAGGACATCTACCAGCAAGCCTACGAAGAAATCTATCAAAAGAACCTCGACTTCGTGCGTCGGCATGAGCAGAAAGAGCGTCAATACCGCCAGATGGTAGCCGAGGGCAGGATATCACAGGCTGACTTCGATGCTTGGATGCGCGGTCAGGTCTTCCAGGGCAGAATGTGGGAAGCGCAGCGAAAGCAGATGCAGGAAACGCTATACCACGCGGATGAGATCGCGCTACAGATGGTCAACGATTCCCGCTACTCTGTGTTCGCCGACAATGCCAACTATATCGGTTACACATTGGAGAAGGGCGCAAGGGTAATGACCAGCTTCGGGCTGTACGACGCTGACAGCGTCAGACGGCTGCTTAAAGAGGAACCGTATCTCCTGCCGCCCCGCAAGCTGGCTGGCCGTGACAAATCATACCAGTGGTACAATCGGCAGATTCAGACGGCGATCACCCAAGGCATCATCCAGGGCGAACCGCTGAAGGACATCGCCAAGCGCATAGGCCAGCAGACCGGGGAAACGGACATGAACGCCATGCTCCGCAACGCCCGAACGATGCAGACCGGGGCGCAGAACGCCGGACGGATTGAGGGTATGCACCAGGCGCAGCGGCTGGGCATCAACGTCAAAAAGCAGTGGATGGCCACGCTGGATTCACACACCCGCGATGCCCACCAAGCGTTGGACGGTCAGATTGCAGAGGTGGATAAGCCGTTCAAGAGCGAACTGGGGCCGATCATGTACCCCGGCGACCAGGCGGCGAACCCAGCCAACGTGTGGAACTGCCGATGCACTCTGGTGTCAGTGTACCCTGAGTACCCGGATGAGATGATGAAGCGCCGGGACAACGAGACTGGCGAGATCATCGACAACATGACCTACCGCGAATGGGAGGAAATGAAGCGGAGCAGGAGAGCGGAGCCGGAACAAGGGAATACCGTAGTAGACGGGAAAGATATATCTGAAACATGGGAACGCCGCCCGGATCAGTTCGATTACGAGATAGAGGACATCATAAATGAACAAGGTTTTGATGGACTGCCAAGGGTAGTAGGTGACGATGAGTTCGAACAAGCCATGCAAGACAGCGGTCTATATATGCAGCGTGTATATTCCGCAGAAAGCAAAGAAATACTGGAAGCTTATAGAAACGATTTGTATAACGGGGAGTTCCATGTTGACTGCGCAGTAGGCGGGGCAGACTTTGGACAAGGCATGTATGCTTCTGGCGATTTCACGCTAAAACAGATCGATAGCGTAATCGAAGACAGTCAGCGATACGTCAAGATCAGCGAGAATAGGGGATTCGAGTATTCGTACATCGAAAAAATGACGATGCGATCGGATGCGAGGGTTATTTCTTACGACGATTTGCTTAAAGAATACTATGCTGATACGCTTCAACGACAAAGCAGCATAACAAATACAATTGGTCATAAACTTGTAGATGATTATGTCCGAAGCAATGGTCTTGACGAAGCAGATAGAAATTATATGGTTTGGGGATTACGCATATCAAAAGATGTTGAACCATTCGATCTTACAAGTGCGCAAGCATATACTGGCGACAAGAAAAAAATCGGAGAATTGAGAAAAGAAATAGAGAATGCCATTATTTCGGCAAAGAAAAAAGACCCAGTGATAGGCGCAAATGGAGATATGGGCATATACGGGGCTTTGAAGGGGTATGACGCTATCGACGTCAGAGGTCAAGCGGCGAATGGCACTTCACAGGTTGTAATACTGAATAGAACGAAGGTTATAATCAATGGTGGTTAAAAATGATTAAGTTAAAACGCAACAAGGAAACGGGTCTCATTGAAGCATGGAAGAACGGTCATAAGATAGGTATTGTTCTTACAATGGGCGATGAGGTAAAGAAATGAGCAGAGTAGAAATCACCGACAACTCCGACCAGTTCCGTGAAGCCCTGGAACAGGCCAAGGCCCGTGCCCTTGAGATTATCGGCGGCAAGATCGAGCGATACGCCAAGGCTCTGTGTCCCACAGGCACGGAGGAAAGCACTGGCATCAAGGGCTATCGTGGCGGCACTCTAAAAAACAGCATCACCCACAGGGTGGACGGCGACACAGTGATGGCTGGGAGCAATATCAAGTACGCTCCGTATGTGGAGCTGGGCACCGGGCCACACTACACGCCGCCACCCGAATGGATGCAGAACACCGCAGAGCGAGGGCATGGCATAGGCCATGGATTCGTCCACCCAAGGCCATACCTTCGTCCTGCGGTCATTGACCATACAGACGAATACAAGAACGTCATCAACCGAGAACTGACAAACGCATAAACACGGTAAAACCAGCCTCCGCATCACGCCGGGGCTGTTTTTATATACAGCGGGTAGAGCTTGGGTAACGCTCCGGGCGTCCAGGCCGCGATACCCGCTTTAATCATCTTTAGGGTAGCTCCCGAAACAGCGAGAAAGGATGACAAACATGGCTATTGACTTTGAAGCAACCATCAACAAGTACGCTGGTGAAGACGGCAACATCCCCGCCGGGAACGTCGCCAAGATTGCCTCCGCGATTGCATCTGCCGTGGGCCGTGAGTTTGTGGCGAGAGATCGCTACAACGCCAAGCTGGATGAGATCACCCAGCTGGAGAACGACAAGCAAGCCGCCGAGGACAACGCGACCAAGGCCGGGAACTGGGAGAAGAAGTACAACTCTCTCAAGGAACAGTTCGACACCTTCAAGGCCGACACCGACGCAAAGGAGAAGCTGTCCAGCGTCAAGGCCGCGTACCGCAAGCTGCTGGAAGAAGCAGACATCGACAGCAAGCGCCTGGACACCATCATCCGTGCTACCGTTTTCGATGGCATGAAGCTGGATGCCGAGGGCAAGCTGGAAAACGCTGATGCCCTCAAAAAGGCCATCGAAAAGGACTGGGCTGACTTCAAGGTCACTACCAGAACCAAGGGCGCAGAAGTGGACAACCCCAACAAGGACAACCCCGGCTCCGGCGCGAATCCCCGTGCCGCTGAACTGGCGAAGAAGTTCTACGAGCGCCGATATGGCACGGCTCCTGCCAAAGACGGAGCCAACAACAACAACGAATAACGAGGTGAAAAGACATGAGCTTCATTCAGTCTCCTGAGTTCCAGGGCAAGGGTTGGGAAGCTGGCTGGTTCCTCGTCGATAACGAGGACTGCACCCGCCTGACCGCCACTATTGCCGCGAATCATGCCCAGGTCGTGACCCGTGCGGACGGCACCAAGTACGTCCCCGCTGGCGCGATCATCCCCAGCAACGACGGCAACGCCAAGGGCATCCTGTACGAGAACATCGATGTGACCACTGGCGATATGCCCGGTTCCATTGTGACCCGTGGTCAGGTGTACACCGACCGTCTGCCCGCTTCGCCCGAATCCGCTGCTGTGTCTGCGCTGACTGGCATCGGCTTCACTGCGACCTCCCCGGCGACCAATCGCCCGAACTTCGAGGTCAAGATGCTGGCGACCCTGACGGTTCAATCTGCGGCTGGCACCGCCTCCGGCGATACCGCCATCACCGTGACTGGCTACACCAAGGCCAGCACCGATCTGTACAAGTACAAGGTGGCTGATGCTGCCCAGAACGTACAGGCTGGCGACGATCTGTCCGCATGGACTACCTGGGACGGCAGTGATGACATTACCGCCGCGACAGGCAAGAAGATCACCGTGGCCGTGACCGACGCGAACGGCTACGCCCTGGCGGCTGGCAGCACGACCGTGACCGCCAAGGCTTGATCTCTCGACACTACGATAAACGAGGTGAAACAACATGAGCATCTTTCGTGATAACGTGCTGGGCTTCATCCCCGAGAAGGACTGGCTGACCGTCGGCTTCGATGTGACCCGGCAGAATGACCCCATTGATGGTCTGTTCGGCGACGAAAAGACCGACAACCTGGTGGCCTATTGGCAGAGCATCGCCAATGAGTACCAGATTCCCGTGATGGCCCAGTTCCACGGCTTCGATGTGGAAGCCCAGAAGACCTTCCGTGTGCCTATCGATACCCACAACATCGAGAAGGGCCTGATCAAGGTCAAGATGAACCAGTCCGAGCGGCTGCGTGAGCTGATGCGTTCCGGCGTACAGGGCGACGAGCGCCTGTATGACTACGTCATGAACGACGGTCTGCGGCTGGCTGAACAGGTCGTGACCCGCACCAAGGTCGCCAAGAACGAGCTGCTGGCCACTGGCAAGGTGACCATCAAGGAAAACGACCTCGACCTGACCGTGGACTACGGCGTTCCCGCCGCCAACCTCCAGAAGACCCTGGACTTTGGCGAGGGCGCTGCCAAGACCATCCCTGACCAGCTGCAGGAGCTGGTGGATGAAACCACTGCCAATGGCATCAGCCTGACTGGCATGGTTCTCCCCCGCGCCATCCTGACCAAGCTGCGCCAGAACGCAGCCGTCCAGAAGTCCATCAACGGCGCTCTGATGGTGGGCCAGCTGGTGCGCAACGCTGACCTCCGTGCCTACCTCAATGAGGAGTTCGGTATCAGCGAAGTCATCACCAACGACCTGACCTACAACGTCGCTGGTGCGCTGAACACCACCACGGGCATCCCCGCGCTGACCGCTCACCGCTACTTCCCGGCGAACAAGGTCTCCTTCTTCGCTCCGAATGCCAGCGGTCGCATCGGCACTGGTCTGTGGGGCGACCCGCCCGAGGTTGACGCTGCCCGTGCGTTCGACGGCGGCGTGGCTGCCAGCGGTGAATCTCCCTTCGTGTACATCTCCCAGTGGGGCGAGACTGACCCCGCTGTGCTGTGGACGAAGGCCAGCGCTCTGTTCATGCCCGTGCTGTACAATCCCAATGGCCTGTATGTCGCCAGTGTCATTGAGACGCCCAAGGGCGCGTGAGCTACGTCGTTCTGACGCGGTTCGCTGATCTGCAGGACGGCAACCGCATTTACGAGGCGGGGGACAACTACCCCCGCCCCGGCTTCGATGTTTCCGACGAGAGGCTAACCGAACTTGCGGGCAGCGACAACCGCATAGGCAAGCCACTGATCGTGGACGTTGACGCGCCTTGCGAGGACTGTGCCGTAGAAGCCACAGAAACGCCCGTAGAGCCGGTGAACGACCAACCTAAGGAAACACCCACGGAACCGCCCAAATCAGCCCAGAGGGGCCGCAGAAGCCGCAAGAAGGAGTGATAGACATGATCGAGCAGATATGCGCGTTCATTCACAATTTCTTTGTGGCAAAAACCTACACTGGGACGTTCACCATTTCCGGCGGTGCGCTTACCGTGGATGGACTGGTCGTGGGCCAGTACATCTACATCAAGGGCAGCCGCTTCAACGATGGTGTATGCCAGTACGGTGTGGACGAACTGCAGGATGAAACCTTCGATGGCGAGGTCTGGGATATGCGACCGCCCAGGGCGTTTGTCACACTGGCGGGTGAGATCGAAAACTGGGTCACCAAGTATGGCGACACAGTCTCAGGGCCGTACCAGTCGGAGAGTTTCGGCGGGTACACCTACAGCCTTAAAACTGGCACCAACGCCAGCGGAGGGCAGGACAGCAACGCCGGAAGCTGGCAAGGTGTGTTCAGATCACAGCTGAACCAATGGAGGAAACTGGCATGAGCCTGATCGATACGATGAAGACCAAGTGCACGATGATCGACAAGCGCACGGTTCCCGATGGCCAGGGGGGTACAACACCAACCTGGGTGGACGGGGCTGAGTTTGACGCAGCGATCGTCAAGGATTCCTCCATGCAAGCCCGGACGGCAGAAAAGCTGGGCGTGACCGAAGTTTATACCGTGACCACGGGAAAGAACGTCCAGCTGGACTACCATGATGTGTTCCGGCGCGAATCCGACGGCGCGATCTTCCGGGTGACCTCCAACATCACCGACAGCAAAACGCCCAGGGTGGCAAGCTTCCAGTTCGGACAGGTGACCGCAGAGAAGTGGGTGTTGCCGACATGACGAACACAGCCAAGGCGCTATACCAGTTTTTCTCGGGATTCGGGCTTGACGCATACGTGGAATACAGCATCCCCGACGATGCACCACTGCCGTACATCTCCTACCAGCTCATTGAGCCGGACTGGGACGATGGCGGCACTTTTTATGCCCGTGTGTGGTATCGCTCGACCTCCTACACCGCCATCAATGCCAAGGTGGACGAGATACGCGCCGCCATTGGCGAGTGCGTCTCCATCCCGACAAGCGGCGGGGCGGTGTATCTGACAAAAGGAACACCCTTCGTGCAGTATATGCCGATGGAGGGCGACGATACGCTCAAGGTGGCATATATCAACTTCAACATTCACGCAATAACGACATAAGAGGTGAGAGCAATGAGCGAGTTTACCCAGGTACGAGCAACCGCGTTCGAGGAAATCCAGATGAACGCGGGTATCGTGCTGGATGACTTCAATCCCGCGACTGGTGTCAAGGGAAACATCATCGGCGTCACCAGTGGCGGCCTGTCCTTCAACTCCAACCCGGAGTATGAGGATTTCGGCGAGGACATGGACAACGTCCCCGCCAATACATGGCAGCTGAAGCGTGTGCGCTCCTATGACCCGGCGC